GTGGTTCCATTTGGATTTTTATAATACCATGGATGTTCACCTAAATAATCATCAGAATAATACCAATCATTCTCATCCCATACGCCGTCCGATTTTTCTGGATCATATGAAGTGTTTATTATATTATCTTCTTTATATGAAGTAAGTTCTTTATTAAAAATTACTACCATAATATTATTTGAATCATAGGTATCGTTCTTATTTAATACGGTAATATATTCAAAATCAGAATTATATACATATCTTTTATTTATATCAAATTTCTTAAGATATATATCACCATCTTTGGTATATTCTACATAATCATTATCGCTTTGTAATATAAATAAAGAACTAATTGTTTTATATTTATCTGCATCATATTCTTTTACTGTTGATAATGATTCTATAACAAGATGATATTCATTATTTTCATCTTTATAATAGCAATTATTTGGATCGATTAAATTAGATTGAGCTACATATTCACCATTACTATTTAATATATAATATGTATCAGATATAATATAATTAGTCCTATTATAATAATCACTAAGTTTTTCATAATACACTCTAGGTTTTACTGTTGGATCGAAAAATTCTGTTTTCTTATTATTTGCAGATTTAATATAGCAATCTTCTTCTGTATATACATAGCCATTATAATCTTCACCAGATTCTTTCTTTTTATAAAAATCTGTTTCTGATAGTCTTATAAAATGACCATCTATATCTTTTACATAACTATCATCATCTAAAACAAGAATATTTTCATAATTATCGGCATTTTTTAATAAATCATAAATTACATCAGTACCTTGGGTTATTTTCACATAACAATTTTCATCATCAAGAACCCATTTACCATCTTTATAAATATAATATTCGCCAAATTTAAATATCTTATCGTAATCACTAAGCTTATTATTATCTTCTCTAAAATATTCTTCATCAATGATTTCATCATATATTTTATCTTTTTTAATGAAATAAGCATCTGCTGCAAAAATATAATTATCATTTTTATCTGCTATTGCTATCTTACCATTGAAAAGCCTATTATACAATCCTCCAGATACTTTATTTGTATGATAAATTGTATTATTAAATTTTTCAAATGCATCATCTTGACGATTATATTTATAATATATAGCATAATCTCCCTTATTATTACTAATATATTTGGTATGATCCATAATATATATAGTATCTGAAGAATCAGTAATTACTTCAGTATTATTATCTAAATATTCATGTTTATTATCATTAATATCTTCTATAGGAGTCTTTTTTAATAATTCATATCCAAAAGCATATTTAATATTTTGATTAGATTGAACAGGGTATAAGTTATCGCTAGTGAAAAGACTCTTTTGATAATACGAGTTATTAAGTGAGAAAAAGCTTCTAAGTGTTATATCTTGCATTGGATCTGGATTATCTTGTACTACAAAATCATCAAGAGACATCTGGAAATTATTGTTTAGCCAAGTCTCTAATCTATCAACATCGCATTCCAGATTAAACGCTTTCATATTACAATGCTCGAATGCTTTACGATAATCATATCCATCTTCAGATATTCTTTCATTTATATTAAATTCACGCTTATAGTTTTCTATATCCTCATCTGTAACAGGGTTTTTCTGTGCATAATTAAATATATTTTTTAATACAGTATTTGTATCATTATTAAAATCGTATCCTTTAATATAAAGCATTTGTGTAGGAGAATACATTATATTATCCTCTAATCCATTATATAAATACATTAAAGAGAATAAATAACATACTACATCCATAAATCTAAATTTATGACCTATTTTAATATGAGGTATTTCTACAGTAAGATTATCTTCAGAATACATATTATCAAATAGCATATTGTAAAAATATGAAACTTGGAATGATAATTCTGTCATATCTGTAACTGTTTCTACTGATATATACTTGGTTTTAACGGCATTAAATTCATGGTCAAGTAATTTATTATATAATACATTATAATCTTCACCGCCATGCCAAGTATTTCCCTCATCCTGATATACTACTTCATCATATGGCACAATATAATCAGGATCATTCTTATATGCTGATAAGTTCTCATCGATTGGAACTTTTATAAATTTAAGTTCTGCAGGTGCAGTATTAGCATTTATTTGTGTGAAATAGCTTGAATCTTTAAAAGGTATAAATTCGTATATATCATTACCTTTATCATCTTCACTTTTTTCACGTATATATACATTCTTTATACTATCATTATTTAAAATTCTTACAGGATCTTTTTCTGATTCTACACTAATAGTTTTTGTATATTTATTTTCATCTACGGGATATAATTTCAAATATTTAGGTAAATTATAATATCTAACTCCATTATAATCTACTTCATCACCATTTACATGGCGAACGTACAATTGAGATATATCATAATATATATTATCTTTTAAATTATACTCTCCAGTAGAATCATCTATCAAACGCTGTTTGAATAAATAATATCCAAATACTCTTACATCAGAAAAACCAAATAAGGAACAAATATCAACCATGTTTCTTGTACTTGATTTAAACTTAATTAAAGTATTAAGATTCTTTAACATTGCTTTTTGATATTTTATAGGTATTTCAGAATAAAACGGAATTCCATAAGATTCAAATAAATATTTAATACAACGAGAATCAAATACTTCTCTATTGATTATATGATCAGTGATGCCAGTAAGACAGTCCATTATAGTATTTATAAGTATAAATATTATAATAAATTTATCATAATAATCAGATTGGAATTTATGTGCTTCTGAATATACAGCTCTAATAATATAATCTCTATTTACAACATATGTATCTGTAAATTTACGCTTAAATTCAGAATCATCTATTGTCGGGATACCAATAAGCTGAAAGTTCATAGCTTTACTGCAAGTATATAAATCTAATTTTTCGTCTCCAAGATATCTTAAATATTTATATCTCGGATTATTAAGATCTGAACCACATGCAACTAGCCAGTCTTCAAGTATTCCATATTGATTTAATATACCTATGTCATATGCATCAAATTTATATATTTCTTGGTTCCAGTGTGATTCTGGATATACTCCTTCTGGAAGTCGATCAATAAATTTTTTATGAGTAAGCGAAATATTCTGATCATGTTCAGCATCATATGTACTTTTTAATGTATCTTCCATAACTTTACCATTATCATCTAATGGAGGAAGTCCGATTAATGTACGATAATAATTATTAAGCTCTTCATGATGCGAAGGGTAATAATTCTGCATATCAACAGTGATAGCCGTTTTTATACGATTTCTCTCTTCTCTATTAAGAGTATTAAGATATGCATTAAATAATTTCTTAGAATCAGCATATTCTTGAAGATTTGTTTTTTCTTCAAATATAGATGAGAGTATTATTTTTCTAGTCTCTAATGGTAAATGATCATAAAGCTCATAAAAATCAGTAGTACCATTTAAGCATTTTGAATATAAAATGCTATTTAGATAAATATTATAATTTTCTAAATATCTATCCGACATAACTTTATTAAGTTTATATGCATTAACAGCTCCATTTGGATCTATATTTTTAATATAATTATCTAATAATTCCGGATCTCTATCTAATCCGTTATTTTGTATAGTATCTTCATCAAATACAGCAAGTAAAGATTCTATTATAGCATAATTTGGAAATAGCATATACATATCCATATATGTAGCTGTTCCATTCATAGCCTTTTTATATGCATTTTCATCATCAAAGAAATGTATCCAATCAGATACAGCATTTTCAAGATATCCTCTATCCTTCATTATTGTATAATGACCAATAAACACATCTCTCATTGCTTTACTGATTTTATTTAATTCACCATTTATATAAGAATCGCTTCTATTATTAATATAAACTTCAAATGAATATAAATCATTAGCAATATCTTCTATATTGGTATTATCGTAATTATTTATATAAGTGCCAATAATATTACATCTAGTTTTAAATGGTATTACTTTGAATAAGTTATTATAATTAGCAGTACCATTCACACAATTATCAAATAATTCTTTATTATCGTCAATCCAAGTATCGCCAATTTCAGATAAATGATTCATCATTATATCATAATGAGATGCATATATATTAGCTGCTAAATTGCTTAACCTTGATAATATATCATTCCTCTCATTGACTTTATATGAATTCATATATGTTTGTAACGAGCCTAAGCTATTAGCATATATATCAATATTACTTACAGGAGTAACATATTTTTCAAGAATTTCTTCAGGAATCGATTCATAAACCTCATACGTAGAAGTTTTTTCTATAGAACTTATTAGAAGTTCTCTTCGTCTTAAACTTTCTGGCGTTTCCTGAGATAAAGCTTCTTGTTCATCTTTAATTGTACAATTAAGAGCTATGAGTTTACTATAATACAATATATTATCCACAAATGGATTATCTGTAATAGTCTTCTCAGGGAATATCATAACAATTTACACCCCTTTCTTTAATATTTAATAAGATGTCAACCAGCTAGCAAAATAAACTGAGATAGGGATTGCCCCTATCTCTTTATATTTAATACATAGGATTTTTAAGTGACCAGTCTTTGATCTGCTCTCTTGCTTTAACAAGATTAGGAGAGAATGATTCTCCATACTGCTCTTCTAATTTAAGTTGTAATAATAACTTAAATGAGATATCTAATGTCATTCCATCTATATATTTATCGATAAATTTCCATCCATTACCAACACATTGTTTTAATGATATAAAGTTTGAAGGATCCGAATGAAATACTTCATGCTGGGTTTGAGATAAAAATATAACAGAAAACCAATGATTTCTATGAGCTTCCTCAAGAAGTTGAACAACTTCAAATGTAGTCGCACATCCTTTAGTATTAAGTAAATGCTCAGTAATCATTATAGCTGCCTGCTTAAGAGTTGGGAAATGATGATGCAATTGTATATCTGCCATTTCAGCAGTTATATTAGCCATATTTTGGTCTCTATTAAAACCCATATTCATAAGATAACTCTTATAACCTTTATAAAAAATAAGTTTTCTAAAATTATTTTCGCATGAATAAATGAATCTAGAATATATATCAGTATCTATTAATGACCCTCTAGTAGCTGCTAAAGTAATACAATACTCGCTACCTGGATCAAAGATAGCAGGATTTTTCTCAAATGCAATCATAGAAATTTAACCTCCTTTATATTACATTATTTTAATGTTTAACAACATTATTTACAATAATATAATAATATTAATGGAGGTCATTATGAACGGAA